AGGCGATATTCCGACCGGTGATGTCATTACGGTTACCACGAAAACCGGAAACAAGACCGTCACGCTGACACGCAATGGCGTAGACAGCAATATCCTGAACCGACTGGTTTCCGGTTCGACTTGGCTGACACTAAAAGAAGGAACAAATACCTTTCGAGTCGAGGCAGTTCGTGGTGTGAAAAAGCTGCGTGTAACTTTGATGCACCGCAATTCCTATCTGGGGGTGTGAGAAATGCAGTTGGAAATTTACAACCTTATCGCAGAAGAAAACCGCATTTCCATTTCTTTGGAAGCCATCTGCGACAGTTATTCTTCTCTCCTGTGGGACATTGAGTTCTACCAGTGCGGCTGTTTTGAGGTGTATATCGCTGCCAGTCCGCAAAATGTATCCATCTTTCAGCGTGGCAGAATTGTGGCAAGGAGTGATGATGCCCAGCATTTTGGCATTATTGAATCTCTGCAATTGGAAACCGATGCTGAAAAGGGCGATTATTTGACAGTCACCGGACGGTTTCTTGCCTGTCTGCTGGAACGAAGAATCATCTATCCCACCATTACCGCAAACGGCAGCTATGAGGACATCGTCCGCAAAGTGCTGTCCCACAATGTGATTTCTGCCGGAATCCGCAATCTGCCCGGTTTTTCCATGGGGACGGTTTCCGGCGACTGCTGGCAGAAAACCGCACGAATGCAGGTCAGCTATGACAACATCTTAGAATGGCTGTACGGTCTATGCGAAACTATCGGTGGTTCGGCAAATGTGCGGCTGGATGGAAATGCACTGAAATGCGACCTGTTTTCCGGAATAGACCGCAGTCTTTTGCAGGACGACAATCCCCACATTGTATTCTCCGATGCGTACAACAATCTGCTGTCGTTCTCCTATGCGGCGGACGATGCGGTGCAGAAAAACTTCGCCTATGTGCTGGGCTGTGGCGAGGGCAATGCCAGAAAACGAACGACCTTCTGCTCCGGTACAGAGCCGACCTATCTTGACCGCTATGAGGTGTATGTGGATGAGCGAAACACCGCACAGGAAGAAGATGTGACGGATGCGGAATATCTGGAAATTTTGAAAAGCAGCGGTACAGAACATCTGGTACAGCCGAAAACGGCATCGGAATCCGCTATCGCCGCTTTCTCCACCCAGTATCAGTACAACAAGGATTATTTTGTGGGCGACTATGTAACCGTGGAACAGAGAAGATTCGGCTTGCTTCAGCCCAGAATCCAGCTGATCGGCATGGTGGAGAGTTTCGACCAGAACGGCAGAAGTCTGACACCGACTTTCAAAGAAACGGAGTGATATTTATGTCTTTTTCCTATGGATTTTTTAATGCAAAAAATCTCGACCGGGTATATACCGCAGAAGATTTCACGGCATATCTGTCCAGCCTGATTTGCAATGGAATTCTGGATACTTACCGGCAGTGTTTTGCACCAACAGTCAAAAATTTGTCCGTTACATTCGGCACGGGCAAGGCGTGGATCGATGGACATTATTTTATCAGTGATACCCTGCATACCATCGACCTTTCTTCTTATGTAGATGAATCTCTGAATCGTTATGTAGCAATCGGGATCTATTGTGATCGTTCTACTCGTACCTGTGGGATTCGTATTCTGGCAGGTACAGCAGCCACCAGTCCAAACATTCCCGCCTTTACCAACAACAATGTGACAACTTATCTGACTTTAGCAGTTGTAAGACTGCGTGCCGGAACGACAAGTATTCTGGATTCTGACCTGACAGACTGCCGTGCAGATGAGAGCAAATGCGGTTACTGCAAGTGCATCCTTGGCAAGTGCAGAGTGACAGAGATGTTTGCCGAAATGGCAAAGACAAATGCCACACTGGACGAACTGCAAAAGCGGCTGGATGCGATGAACAGCCAGATTTCCGAACTGCAGACCAAGGTAGATGACTTGACGGCAGGCGAAATCTTAGCAACCGGACAATGCGGTGAAAACATCTACTATGTTCTCTACGACAACGGCAAACTGCTGCTGCGTGGCACGGGTGCAACATACGACTATACTTCTCATGATTCTGTGTTTTATCAAAACGATCAGATCAAGGAAATCGTGCTCAGCAATGGCATTACTGGTCTGGGTGACCGTTTGTTTTATCATTGTGCCAATGCGAAAACGGTATCTCTGCCGGCTACACTGACCAGCATTGGGGATGCCGCTTTTGCACAGGAAGATGCTGTAATCAATGATACCGCTGGTCTGACTTCTGTTACCATTCCGCAGGCAGTTACTGCGATCCAGTCATATGCCTTTTATCACACTGCCATTGCAGAAGTCACTGTGCCTGCCAGCGTGAAAACGTGGGGAAAGTATGTTTTCAGCGGCTGTGCAAAGCTGAAGACTGCTCGTGTTTCGTGTAATTCCATTGGTGCTTTTGCGTTTACAAGATGTACAGCATTGTCCAGCCTTACCATTTCTGCGAATTGCAGAACCTTTGGGGAAAATATGCTGACATACTGTGAAAGTCTAACGGTCATCACATATGAAGGAACGATCGCTCAGTGGAACGCCATCACCAAACCGGTCAACTGGATGTCCTCCGGAGGACATTCCTACAACGATTATCTGAAAAAGATCCAGTGTGTAGATGGCTATCTGGAATATGATACGGAAACCCATACATGGAACGAGGTGAAAAACGAATGATGAAATTCTTAGTGAAACAGCAAAAAATCGAAGTGCTGGAACGAGAAGTCCTTGCCTCTGACCAGATCGCATTTGTTTCGGTGAAGTTCGTGTTTGATGGGGTTTGGAAAACGCTGCACAAGGTGGTACAGTTCACGCAGTGTGAGGAAACATACAACTTGGTACTTGGCACAGAGGGAACGACTTGCTTGCTGCCCGCCGAACTGCATCCCGGTGCGGTGAAGATGAGTTTGTTTGGCTACGATGCAGAAAGCGATACTACACTGCGTGCGACCACGGTACCCGTCACACTGCATATTCGACCGTCTGGTTTTGTTGCAGATGGGGATATGCCAATTCCGCCGACGCCGGATTTATATACGCAGCTTTTGAAAAAACTCTCAGAGATGCAAACCGGAGCAAACGGAAAAGACGGCCGTTCTGCTTATGAAATTGCCATAGAAAATGGCTTTGTGGGAACAGTTGCGGAATGGCTGGAGAGTTTGAAAGGCAGGGATGGTATTGATGGCAAGGACGGATTACCGGGAAAGGACGGAAAAGATGGTGCAGACGGTTTGCCCGGTAAGGACGGCACAAATGGGAAAGACGGTAGAGATGGGATTGACGGAAAGGACGGCGTTTCTCCTGATTTGACAAATTATCCGGATACCGATGCTGTAAAAGCACTGGTTCAAGCTGCTGTTCAGCCGCTTTTACAGCAGACACACATTCATAAAAATCTGGATGTTTTAGATGATTTGACGGCAAATGAACTTTCCTTGCTGCGTGCTCTTCAGGAATTCGAGGATGATACAACTTACAATATCCAAACATTCCGGGAAGCCATTGCAGCACTGAATGAAAAGGCACATACCCACGAAAATCAATCCTCATTGGAGCAGATCACTGCCACTAAAATCGCACAATGGGATGGCTTCGGCACACAAATCAACGGGCTTAGCACAAAGGTTACGGTCTATTCGGAAAAGGTGGAGAACAATACTTCCAGAATCGGAACGGCAGAACGTACTTTGGAGAGCCTGCAAAAGCAAATCGACAACCTGACAAGCGGCAGAAATTACACCGTCCTGTTTCAGTCCGGACAGGATGCCATTTCGACCTATGCATCGAATCTCAGCATGATTCTGGACGGCAGCTATCAGACAATGACAGATTTTCTGGCTGCCTATCCGCAGTTTTGCAGTGCAGCAAATGATTTTGTACTATCCTATTCACAGGAGTGCTTCAACTGGGATAAGTTGGTTTTGACTGTTTGTACAAAGTCTCTGTCCTTGACGAAAAACGCTGAAATCGTGATATCCTATCAGTCGGGTTCCAGTGAAACCGGAAGTTTGTATCTGGTGCCGAAACCGCAGAAAATTGACATTCCTATTGGCGTGTATGTAAACACAGAGATTGATGCAAATCGTGCGGTTTCTCTGGATTTCCAATGGCTGCAGTCGGACACCTTTATCACCACCATCACAGAATGCACCAGCATTTCTGACGGCGAATATTACCTTGCCTGGGTGGGCAGAAGCAACAATTCTCATCCGAAAATCCGATTCCTGAAAGTACTGGAGGGTTAAAACATGATGAAAGATACCATTTGCGTGGCTGTCGGCTTGGTCGGTGGCTTTTTTACTGCCATTTTTGGCGGCTGGGACTCCGCTTTGGTGACACTGGTCGTCTTTATGGCAATCGACTTCTTCACCGGCATCATCACCGCCATGATGAAAAAGTCCAAACACACGGAAAGCGGCGGACTTTCTTCCAAAGCCGGCTGGTTCGGTTTGGCGAAAAAGGTCTGCACTTTAATGCTGATCGTCGTTGCAGTTCGGATGGATATTCTGCTGAATACCAACTATATCCGGGATGCCGTCTGCATTAGCTTTTGCCTGAATGAACTGCTTTCCATCGTGGAAAATACAAGTTTAATGGGAATCCCGTATCCGCCTGCAATTCAAAAAGCAATTGATGTTCTGCAAACGAAAATCGGCAGAACCGAAGAAACGACCGACAAGGAGGACAAGTAATATGGCTATTTTAAGACCAGATGCAACAACGACATTTGGCGGTGTCACCGTCAACGAATATTTACTCACCAAACACAATCCCAACCACATTGATATGCCCTCTGTTTCCATGGCAGGGAAAATCATCGGTGTGACCGTCCACAATACCGATTGGATCACCGTAGCAAGCGGCACGACCCCTGCGGAACAGTACACGAGAGCAACGGTCAATAACAACATGAAGGATGTGCGAGTTCATTACTATGTGGATAACGTGTGTGCATGGCAGAATCTGCCCCACAGCCTGAGCGGCTGGCACGCTGCTGATGGCTCTGGAAACGGCAACAGAAGAACCATTGCCATTGAGTGCATTATGTCCTCTGCGTATAATTCTACGGATAAGAAGTCGGAAGACAACTGTGCGAAACTTGCCGCAGCGTTATTAAAACAGTATGGATTGGACATCAACCATCTCTACACGCATACCCACTGGCTCAATGTTCGTGACGGACGAAACGGAACGATTGACCAGTTGAACACCATGTACAATCGGTACAAGATGTGTCCGGCGTACATCTTGCCCCATTGGGCGGAGTTCAAGAAAAATGTACAGTCTTATTTGAATGCAGGTTCTGCATCCACAACACCTATTCCTGCAACAAAGCAGCTTTACCGAGTGAGAAAGTCTTGGGCAGATGCGAAGTCGCAGCTGGGGGCGTATTCTTCCTTAGAAAATGCGAAAAAAGCCTGCAAAGTCGGATATTCTGTATTTGATGCCAACGGAAATGCGGTCTACACCAATGGCAGTCAGTTCACCAAAGGACAGAAGGTTGCCATTCGTGCCAACACGCCTCTGTTCGCCAGTGCAGAAACTACATCTGTAACCAGAAGAATCAGCGGCACTTACTATCTCTATGACGGCATTGCCTGCAAGAACGGTCGTTATCGGATCACCACAAAGCCGGAGTTCTGCGGAAAAACACCGGTGGGACGATTTGTGACTGGTTATGTTTCTTGGGATAATTTTGGGGTGATTGGATGAACGCAGAACAAAAAGACCAGATCCGGCAGCTGCACAGCAGCGGTCTGGGCTACAAGAAAATCGCAGCACAATTAGGGCTGTCTGTCAACACCGTTGCTTCTTTCTGCAAACGGCAGAGAGGAAGTGAATCCTGCCCACACTGTCCGCAGTGTGGGCGTTCTGTTGTGCAGACACCGCACCGAAAGCCGAAACGATTCTGTTCCACACAATGCCATAATACTTGGTGGAATCATCATGCTGTATCGGGGAACGGCAAACAACAACAGCTCTGTCCTATCTGCAAAGAGCCGTTTTTTGCCTATCCCAGTTCGCACCGAAAATATTGTTCCCGTCTTTGCTATGGGAAGCACAGAAAGGAAATGGCACATGGAAAAAGAACATTACCATAAGATCATTACGTATCAAACCACAGTTTCGATTTTGAAAAGCTGGATGCGTGCTGGATTGGTCACGCCGGAGGAATTCCAAAAAATCAACACCATAATTGCCGAACGTTCCGGCATATCTTTGTGCAGTATATTCCTTGACTCCTGCCCGATCGTACGGTAATATGTCATCGGAAAGGGGGAGATTATCACGGCACGAGTGATACAAAAAGTTGCATTTCCACAGAAAAAGCCGTTCCTGTTGAAACGGACGGCAGCCTATGCCAGAGTGTCCAGCGGAAAGGATGCCATGCTCCATTCTCTGTCGGCACAGGTCAGCTATTACAATCGACTGATCCAGAGTAATCCGGAGTGGCTGTTCTGCGGTGTTTATGCAGATGAGGCATTAACGGGAACAAAGGAAAATCGGGCGGAATTTCAAAAGCTGCTGAACCGATGCCGGCGTGGAGAAATCGACTTGATTCTGACAAAGTCCATTTCCCGTTTTGCACGAAACACGGTCACCCTGCTGGAAACGGTACGGGAACTGAAAACACTGGGCGTTGATGTCTATTTCGAGGAACAGCGGATTCATTCCATGAGTTCAGACGGCGAACTGATGCTTTCCATTCTGGCATCTTACGCACAGGAGGAAAGCTATTCTGCCAGTGAGAACAAAAAGTGGCAGATGCGAAAGGACTTTGAACAGGGAAAAGTCGGGAGTATGGGAATGCTGGGCTATCGGCGAACCAAGTCCGGAAAACTGGAAATCGTACTGGAGGAGGCGGAAATCGTCAGAATGATTTTTCTATATTATCTGTCTGGTATGGGTAAGCTGGCAATTGCCAAGAAACTGAATGAACAGCAGATATGCACGGCGCGTGGCTGTGCATGGACGACAGAGGACGTAAGGCGAACGCTCCGCAATGAAAAGTACACCGGAAACCTGTTGCTGCAAAAAAGTTTTCGGGAAAATCACATTACCAAGAAAAAGGTGGCTAACATCGGACAGCTTCCGCAGTATTTTGTTGCCGGTTCGCATGAAGCCATCATTTCGCAGGAACAGTTTGATGCAGTGCAGAAACAAATGGCGGAACGGCAGAAAAAATATGCCGGTTCCTGCACCACAAACCGATATCCATTTACGCAGAAAATACGATGTGCCTGCTGCGGCAAGTATTACCGCAGAAAAACGACAGTGACCGGTGTGGTCTGGATTTGTTCCACTTACAACACCAAAGGGAAAAAATACTGTCCAACAGCAAAACAGATTCCGGAAAATACGCTGCTCTCTGCCTGCTGTGATGTTTTGGAAATATCGGAATTTGATGCGGAGCAATTTGCGGAACGAATTGAACAGATTCGGATTCCTGCACCCAATGAACTACAATTTTGCTTTTCAGACGGAACGGAACAAACCGTACATTGGAAAGACCGTTCCCGTTCGGAAAGCTGGACAGCGGAAATGCGAGAGAAAGCGAGGCAGAAAAAATGGCGACAGTCCTAAAAATACCGGCAAAGTTTCATCCCATAACGCATTTGCCGGAAACCAAAGTTCAGAAACGCAGAGTGGCAGCCTATGCCAGAGTTTCCACGGATTCCGAGGAGCAGCAGACCTCTTATGCTGCACAGGTAGATCGTTACACCAAGTATATTCAGGAACGGGCAGACTGGGAGTTTGTTGCAGTCTATACCGATGAGGGCATTTCTGCCCTGAATACCAAACATCGGGACGGCTTTAATCGCATGGTGGCAGATGCTCTGGATGGCAAGATCGATTTGATTGTCACCAAGTCAGTCAGCCGGTTTGCACGAAACACCGTAGATTCTTTGACGACTGTGCGAAAGCTGAAAGAAAAATGCGTGGAGGTGTTTTTTGAGAAAGAAAACATCTACACGTTGGATTCCAAGGGCGAGCTGCTGATTACCATCATGTCCAGTCTGGCACAGGAGGAGAGCCGTTCTATTTCGGAGAATGTGACATGGGGACAGCGAAAGCGAATGGCGGACGGTAAGGTCAGCCTGCCGTACAAGCATTTTCTGGGTTATCGAAAAGGAGCAGATGGCTTGCCGGAAATTGTGCCGGAGGAGGCAGAGATTGTTCGGAACATCTATCGTTGGTTTATGGAGGGGAAAACGCCGACCGGCATTGCGAGAACATTGACAGAACAGGGCATTCCGACACCTGCCGGAAAGGAGCAATGGCATTCCAGCACAGTGAAAAGCATTCTGACCAATGAAAAATACAAGGGCTCTGCTCTATTACAAAAGAGATTTACGGTGGATTTCCTCACGAAAAAATCTAAGGTGAATGAGGGTGAAATGCCCCAATACTACATTGAGGAAAGTCACCCTGCCATCATAGTGCCGGAGGAATTTGAACTGGTGCAGGCAGAATTGCTGCGGAGACAAAACCTACGGCGGCAATACAATGGAAAGAGCGTATTTGCTGCCCGGATTGTCTGCGGTGACTGTGGAAATTTCTTCGGGGCAAAGGTCTGGCATTCCAACAGCAAGTATCGGCAGGTGATCTGGCAGTGCAATCATAAATTCCGAGGGGTGTGCAAATGCCAGACACCCCATTTGCAGGAGAGCGTCATACAGCAGCGGTTTCAGGCAGCCGTTCAGGAATTGCTACAAAAGCGGAAAGCGATTCTAGAAAACTGTCAGGTGATGCTGGAATTGCTCACGGACTGTACGGATTTGGAGTATCAATTACAGGAACTGGAAATGCAGAAAATGCAAATTTCGGAACAGGTACAGGGATATGTTCGGGAGAACAGTGAAATTGTGCAGGATCAGGAAAAGTATGAGGAACGGTATCAGGCACTGGTGGGACAATATGAACCGCTGCAGAAACAATGAACCGCCCTGCAGGAACAGCGAGCAGAGCGGTTGGCAAGACGGGAACAGATTCAGGGCTTTCAAAGAGCATTGAACGGACAAAATGGAATGCTGCCGGAATTTGATA